TACATTTGACGGATATGGTGGAGCTGGTGATATAATGACTAAATTTGGAATGAGTTTAAAAGATGAATTAATTGTTACAATATCCAAAGAAAGATTTGAAGATTTTATTTCACCATTTTTACAAAGTTTACCTGAAAGTGAAATAGAAGTTGCAAGTAGACCTAGTGAGGGTGATTTAATTTATTTTCCTTTAGGTAAAAGAATTTTTGAGATTAAATTTGTTGAACACGAAAAACCATTTTATCAGTTAGGTAAAAATTATGTATATGAACTTAGATGTGAACTCTTCGAACTTGAAGATGAAATGGGTGGTTGGGATCAACTCAGCACAACCACTGAAGCAATTGATGATGCTCTCGTAAATCAGGGATATATTACGTCACTTAAACTCATATCGGTGGGTTCAACAGCAACTTTAGGTGTTACAACTACAACTGGATATATTCGTAAAATATTCCTCAATGATGATGGATATGATTATACTAAAATTCCCACGGTTTCGATTGAACCTGCACCTGCAGGTGGGACAAACGCCACTGCCGTTGCAATAACATCATCTATCAGTGGATCAGATTCAGTAAGGGAAATATTATTGACAAATCCTGGTGCTGGATATACTGTAACTCCGAAAGTTACAATTGTGAGTGCTACATCAACGATTCTTGGTATTGGTTCCACATCTTATGGTGTTGGAGCTGCTGCGACAGCATTATTAGTTACAGATGATGCTGGTATTGGTGCTGTAACACTAACTTCACCTGGTAGTGGATATCCTACTGCACCAACATTATTCTTTACTACCCCTACTTCTGGAGTTGGAACTGCCACAGGTAGAGTTTTAGTAAGTGCTGCAAATACAGTTACTCAAGTTCTAATATCTGATGCAGGTATAGGTTACACTTCTGGAACAGGAATCGCAACAGTTTCTCCACCTCCAGTGATAACTGGTATTGGAACGTTCCAATTTAATGAACTTGTTACTGGATCACGTTCAGGTGCACAGGGTAGAGTTAAATCATGGAATACCACTACAAATGAATTAAAATTAGGCACTACGAACGGAACTTTTGTAGCAGGTGACATAGTTGTAGGATCTACATCTTCTGCAAGTTATACTGTTGATTTCATTGAGTCGGCAGAGTTTGCTGATAAATATGATAAAGGTGAGGAAATCGAAACAGAAGCAGATGCGATTATTGATTTCTCAGAAGGAAACCCATTTGGTACATTTTAATGTTAGGAACTTATTACTATCACGAAATAATTAGAAAGACGATTGTTTCTTTTGGAACATTATTTAATGCGATTAATATACGTCATGATGATTCTACAGGAAATACTTATAGTGAATTAAAAGTTCCATTAGCATATGGACCTTCACAAAAATTTCTTGCAAGATTAGAGCAACAGGCAGATTTAAATAAACCAGTGGGCATCACTCTTCCCCGAATGTCATTTGAGATGAATAGTGTAACTTATGATTCATCTCGTAAAACTGGAGTTACTCAAAC